CCCTTAACCACAATGAGTGAAAAACCCTTAACCACAATGAGTGAAAAACCCTTAACCACAATGAGTGAAAAACCCTTAACCACAATGAGTGAAAAACCCTTAACCAAACGGGGTAAGGCGGAGCAAGAGGGGTTAAGCGCCAAAGGCGCAATCCTCGAACGGGGTAAGGCGGAGCAAGAGGGGTTAAGCGCTAACCCTTCGGGTTGCGCAAACCTCGCCTGGTTCATGAGATACGCCAACCAACTTTACGAATCGGGCATTTCATGCATCGACCTAATCAAATATTTGGAGGAGGATTTAGGCGTAGAGACCGAGGCAAAACGTCGTCTCACCATAACTCTCAATTTCTGTTTCAACAAAATCAAAGGCGAATATCGTTGCGAAAAGATGGCGCTATTCTACCTGTTTGACTACATGTTTTTTCGTTCAAACAAGAGTTTGAAAAACATATCTTTTATATAAAGAATGGACGATTTTGTGTTATCAAATTTGAACGAGTCGCGCAACGAGTGGTGCAGCAGATTGGTGGGCGTTTTGTGTCCAATGATCATGGAGGGCATCCGGTCCATTTTCAACGAGTCGTGGAAAATCAGTTCCGACAACAATGAAATAGAGAAGTACTTGATGACTTTCCAAAACCTGTTATGCCGTGTGCCAAAATGGAATGCAACCATCATTGACGACGAGCGCCAGCGCATCATCGAGAAATCCGGGTGCAATTATTTAGAGGATTTAATCACGTGTGTGCATGTCATACAGTTGAAGGTGCTCACGTGTGTGCGCGTCGGCGCCAGACAAAAAAAGATTGATATTTCGATTCCCAAGTTGTCGGATTTCATACACAAGGCGTATATCAATGTGGCGAGCAAAGTGTATCGCAACGCATACCTGTTTGACAAGCACGCCACGCCGTTGCAACAGCAAAAATACAACAGGGAATTTGAGGTCATTGTGGAGGAGTGTTTGCTGAGGACGATAAGGGATAGCATACCGACGGAGGCAATTGTGCGCGCTTATTTGGATGAGTCGGTGGAGCAGGAGGAGGAGATTATTATTGAGAACGCGCCTCCCGCACCCTCCTCAGAGGGAGGAGAACCAGTTCTAGTCACGGGGGCAAGTGACGGCGAAACGCCTACAGAGAAACCCATATCTAAAAAAGAAGATGTGATTGATCATTCAAAAATGCCCGAAGTGGTTCCCGCAATATCCAACATTAGTGATGAACCCATTATTAACCGTTTGACATTTGATGATGTTGACCATGCAGTTGATGTGGAAGGCAGAGTGGAAAAAATAGAAGCGCCAAAATCAATAGAACGATTAGAAGAAATTAGTGTGTCGCGTAATTTGCAGCGGAAATTGGAGGAAGAAGCAGATTCGGACGATGATGAGCGATTAATTATATCGGATGATGTAAATATTGATTTGGGTGCCATGAGTTTTGACCCGACCCCACCGATAGAGGAGGAAATAAAGTTGGATTTCGACACCCTATAAGGGGAACTACGTTCCCCTTGGACCCCTCCTTTATTTTATTACGCCCAGTCGTCCACCTTGGTCTTGGTCCCGCCATCATAGGCAACAGCAAATCCATTGATAATCATCCATTCATTAATCGATATGTCATCCAAATACACGTCGGCAAGGATACGTCCATATTTCTCTGTTTGAACATTTTGCAAAGTGACAGTTTGATTTAATATCTTGGAACTAAGAACATCGCGCGCTTCTTTTGCTTTTGTTTTTTCATTTGCAGTTTTGCCTTTTATTTCGGCACAATCGATGCCATTTAATCGGACACTGAATTTGTAATAAGGCGACTCAGCATAGGGCAATTTTGAAACAATGGTTATGGTGTCGCCGTCATAGACTTTGACAACTACACCCTGTGTGATAGGAGGAATAAAAGGTTGTGCTGATTCGAAAGACATGTTGTATTTTTGTTTGTAAAGAAAAACATAAACACGAAGAATCAATTTTTAGGGGAACCGTAGGTTCCCCTAGGACCCCTCCCCTAAGGGAACCAAGGTTCCCTTATGATCCCTCCTTTAATAGAAACCCTAATTATAAAAATAAAAGGAGGGGTCTAAGGGGAACCTTGGTTCCCCTTAAAGGGAAAGGTCCAAGGAAAACCGTAGGTTTGCCTTGTGCGGTGGGATTGAGTCCAATAAAAAACACACCAAACATATAGAAATGGAGACCTTGTTTTCGGTGGTTATATTTAGCACAATTTTGTTTATTGTGATAAAGATGATTGAGATGAAGTTCATACAGAAGGAAATGAAACCGGTTAAGGAAATCGTGCGGGATGCCGTGATTGTCGGTGTCTCGGTTGCAGTGGCGTCATTTGCTGTGGTAACCATGGATAAACCAATGGCGGGATTTTTTGATGCCATTACGGAGAAACAGGTGCTATCAGCACAGGCGCCGGTTTTCACGGATAATCCGGGGTTTTAATGGGTTGAAACTAAAAGGCACTTTCATATTTACACCGCAAAATCGCATGCTTCATCAAATTTTATCGTGGCAAAACGTGTATTTTTATTAAGAACATAATTATTTGGCATATGATATATTCTACAATCTTCAATTAATTTATTATTAATAATTGGAATTAAAGTATTTTTATACCATTGTGTTTGTGTTCCGTGCAATCCAATAGCACTTTTTTCTCTTATGTCGTATTGTAATATATTATTTATGTTATAATATTTGCTATTTACAAATTTGCCAAATTCATTTTTATTATATATCCAAAAAGCACAATATGGGTTTTTGTTATTTACACAATAATTTTTATCATTTAGATTTATAACAGTGTCCATTTTTTCACCATATAAATCTGTTAAATATTCAATGCCATTTTCAACTTCAATTCGCACAAACCCCAAATTGTAATTCATTTCTATTAATTTTTCATTATATTTCAACCAATATTTTATTGCTTTGCATGGAACCAAAATGTCATCTTCTATATACATAAATATGTCATATTCATTTTGTTGTTTTTGCAACAAGTCTCTGCATTTCCAAGTTAAATAAAAAGGATGGATGTTTGTTAAATCGTGACAAATTATTGTGATGCAACCATTGGTGTATTCATTGAATGCACTTTTTTCTAAACAAATATTATTTGTGTGAATAAAAATATCTGTTGTGTGTTCATATTTATTTGTTTCGTCAATGATATTATTTATGTAAATTATTCTATCCGGCAAAAAATAAAAAGAAATATGTTTTGTAATTTTCATGGATTTATACATGCACAATATACATTATTATATATCATTTTAACGTTAGTATACTTTGTGTTTGAAATGTGCAAAGGTTTATAAGAATGACACTTTCTCCCCCAGGTCCCTGAAATGCATTTCCTTGTAAGGAACATTTTTCTCTATCGCCTTTGCAATGGTTTTGTCGCTGATCTTTTCAAAACGAATGCAATCATATCTACATGCATATTCGCGAACCATTTCGCCTGTTGAATCAAATATGCCAAATCCATTTTTGTAAAGCAAGGGTTTTTTTCCATGCTTCTGTATGAAAGACTCTTTATTTTCACATTCCTCAAACAATTTGTAGACGTGTCCTTTCGTCACGGTTCCGTTTTTCACATGTGTATCCAATGCCGACCATGAATCATATCCATTCATCATCGCTGCAGTTTTACGGTCAATGTAAACATTTAAAATTTCGGATCCATCTGCAGTCAATTTTGCAACATATCCCTGTTTGTATTGTTTGGACGCCTTTGAGGGTGCAACGTTTTCAAGTTTTGACGCGTCCAACTCCCTATCCACAAATAACCATCGAAACCCGCAATACACGGTATTTTCAAGAATTGCTTTGGATAAACTTGGGCGTTTAATGTTGCGATTCTCTTTCATGGCGTCCGAGGCGCATTCATACACTTTAACCAATTCCAATGTTTCGGGGTTGATCTTCTGGAGTCGGGGACCCAACGTAACAAGTGGTTCTTGAAATCCAGTGACCGTTTTTGGTTGGAGGGTTTTCAGTTTTTCCATAATTTCTGCATTTTGTTTTTCCAAATTGTCCATTTTTGCCAATAACAGTGCAACTTGTTTTTCCAATGACGTGGTGTCTTTCTCTTGTATTTGCAGTTTTAGTTTTTCCAATTCTAATTCCAATTTGTATGTGCTGGATTCTTGGAAATTATCAATTTGACTATTTATTGTGTCCAAAATCATTTGATATGACAATTCTTTTCCTATCAAAAACAGTTCGAGTTCATTTTCATGTCCTTCCAAATCACGAACGCGGTTGCTCCTTATTAGAGTATGATTGTGTATGTATGATTCAAAATCTTTGCTGCGATTTACTGCAAAAACATCTAATAATAAACATTCAGAATGTTTGCTTCGATGTTCATTGTATCTGCCAGTTATTCCGCGACGACTTTCACCAATTTTTACAATGTACTGACCGTTTTCAAACGACTTCACTTTAATTATGTAAACAATCGAACAAGGTTTTGAGAATTGACTGAGTAACATTTTTTCCTTCTCCAATGTTTTTTGGTCTTTCAATTTTGTTTTGAATTCTAATTCCTTGTTTGTATTCTCTTGTTTGATTTGTTTTACCTGTTCTGTCAAGGCATTGCATTCTTCAAACAAAACGTCTTGTAAGACCTTTTCCATTTTGATGTAGTATTCGTGGATTTCATCTGCTTTTTTTGTTCCTGCCTTTAAACAGAAGCGTTTGAACGCATTTATAGTAAGCATAATTATATCTTTATTGTGACCACCATGTGTTTTCTCATCTTGCTCTGCCGTTCGGCAGAGCAAGACTTTATAGTCCTTGTCTATTATAAAATATTTTTCCAAACTGCGTTTTGCCATTGCTTTTTGACTGAATCCCAACCATACCCAAATGTTATCCAAATCTATAACAAAATCCATTTTGTCATCATGGTTTAAATAACAATAAAAACTAGAAACAAACAATTGTTGTTCGTGTGTGTTAAAATTTTCCTTGATTTTATCTATCATATGTGACTGGTAATCACCAGTCAGTTTCACAAGAGGGTTTTTCTCAATTAATTTTACAATATCTATGCTCATTTTATAACTTTATAATACATATTTCTCTATGTTGTTTTTGCTTTATAAAAACAAAAGTATGCTAAATACTTTAATCTTTAAATTTTTAAACAAACACTTTTTTATAAAAATAATACTATGTCATTAGAAAGTTTTGCTTTGCCAACTGGCAAAGCAAAAGAATAAGCACACGTTGGTTTGCTCCTCTTAACGGAGGAGCAAAGGGTGTCTATAGTATAGACACCCTTTCATTTCTTCAAATATGTACATAGTGTAGACATGTTTACGTTATTTGCATCTTGCTCTGCCAGTTGGCAAAGCAAGATACACATTTGATCGCTTTCTCTGCGGAGAAAGCGATCAAATAATTACTAAAAAACTATCATTTCAAACTAAAATATTTTTCGCACGAGAACTCGTAACAAAAAACAATTTAAGATGAATATGCAATGCCCGCCATGCCCGCCATTACGCGGAGCACGTTGTAAGAGTAGGCATAAACACGGACCTTAGCAGTGGCAACACTGGCAACAGTGTTGGAAGAAAGGACAAGTTGAAGGGTGGCGTTGTCGATTCTGGAGAAGTTGCACGAGCCGCTTGGGTTATGCTCCTCAGGGCGCAGGGCAAAGGAGTAAACGTTGATGCCAGTGTCGGGAGCACGGGTGTGGTGCTGGAAGGGCTGGACAACGTCGAAGTAAGATCCCTCTCTCTCGGAGATTCGGTCCTGACCGTTGAGCTGCAACTTGGCAGTGACAACGGGGTTCTCGCCCCAGCAGTGCATGTCGAGGGCAGTCTCAGCAAGCACATAGGTGCCGGCATCGGAAACATAGGATCCGTTGTTGGTGGTACCGCCAACGGCGTCAAACACATTAGCACCGCCGGTTCTGCCATCAACGTTACCGGCAGAGAGACCAAAGGTGTTGGCAGAAGTAACCAGACCATCAAGAGCACCGGCCATCTGGAAGACACCTCCACTAATGAAGGCGCCAGAACCAGAAAGGGCAGCATCACCACCAAAGACGTGGATAGCAGGGGGAAGGGCATCAATGGAGTCAGTGTAGTTAAACGCCTGAGATCCAAGGACCTTGTAGAGGGCATTGCCGCCGATCAAAGAACTGCAATAATCGACGTTGGCATCGGGTTGAACAACCCAGATGAGCTCCTTGCAAGGGTGGTTGAAGTTGATCTTGATCTTGTTGGACGAAGATCCGACCGACTCATCACCAGTGTACTGGAGTTGCTCAATGAGGTACTCGTGGGGGTTGGACGCCATCTTTCTGCGCTCATCAGTGTCAAGGAAGATGAAATCAACGTAGATGGAGGCAGCAACAAGGGACTGCTGGTAAGCCTGGGTGACAGAGACAGATCCAGAAGTGGCAGCAATGTCAGTAACAGCCCACAAGCACTCACCAATGGGTCTGAAGTCGATGTTGATCTTGACCTCGTGGTACTGAAGAGCAACGAGGGGCAGAGCAAGACCGGGGTTTCTGCAGAACCAAAAGAGGAGGGGAATGTAGAGGGTAGTCTCAGGGAGCGCCTTTCGGGGAGCACATACCTGACCGGGACCACCGGCAGCAGAGCAGGGTCCGTTGATATCGGCAAAGTCCTTATCAATGAGGTAGGTAAGTTGAGTGGTGTGACCAATCATCTTGTAATAACCTCTCTGCTGCTCAGCAGAGAGGGTGAGTTGATTCCAGATGTGCATCCAGTCACCATACTGTCTGTCAATTCTCTGACCACCAATCTCGATCTCAACCTGGGAGATGAGTTGCTCGCCGGGGAAATCTAACCAACGGGCATAGACCGGGCCGGTTCCAGAAGCGCCCATGGACTGGTTAATCTCGGGGAGAGTAACCTGGACATAGGTGCGGTAAGCAAGATCTCCGTTTCTGGAGATGGTGCAGGACACACGGCGACCAAAATCAGCCTGACCGTTGAATGTCTGCTCGATGGACTCCATCGCGAAGTTGGTGTGGCGTCTGTAAGACACCTTCCAGTAAGTGATTTCAGGGGTTCCGGTTAAGAACACATCCTGAGCGCCGTAAGCTACTAATTGCATCAATGCTCCTCCCATTTTTTTTTATATACTTAAAAACTATATTTTCCTAAATGTTTGCACCCAATTGGCGCAGACCCACTACACAATTCGAATATTTTGCAAACCACCTGCAAAATTATATCCACATTTTCCTGTATAAAAATGTGCAAAAAAATCATCAAAAATAGGGGTCCATGTAGAGCACCCATTTTCCATGATGTGTCCCCACTTTTAAAAGTCGGGACATACTTTAGAGATGCCCAGATTGTGCAAATATGAAAACTGCCGACTTCGTGCAACAGGTGAATATTGTGGAATTCACAAAAGTGCTAGTGCTAGTGCTAGTGCTAGTGCTAGCATATGCACGCACAACAACGCCAATTTATACAAGGGTTATTGTCGCAATTGTTACATAAGCAAATTCCCCGACGACCCAATGTCATTTCAGATGCGATTCAAAGACAAAGTAATGGCAACCCATGAATTCATCGACAATAGGTTTGACGGTTTTTCACCATTTCAAGAGACCAGCAATAAAGGCATCAAAATAAATGATACATGGTTGATAATATCGTGTGACACAGGCAAAATGCCCGACAATTTACCCGGTAAATACATATCTGTGCAATTCAATACAGATAAATATAAATGTTCTAAAACAGGGAAAACAGTGAATCCGATGTTATATCGGCGCTTGCCTCTATTGGAGGATTCCATAAATCGGCAAATCGAGAGGATTTTGCATGTGTCAATAGAGGCGTGCGCGGATTTGGACCCCGAGTTCATAAAGATAAATTGTCATTTATGAATTTATCTAAATAGTCCTCCATGAAAACTTCTTTCTTGCCTTCGTGGTTTTTCTGAAAAATGTAGCAACCATTGCGTTTTTTTACCGTCCACCCCTTTTCTAAACAGTTGTAGATAAATATCATCTTTTGCATCGTCTTCATATCCAAGTTCATGTCACTCAAATTCACTGAAAATGACATCTTTGCAAAACCTTAATACATTAATCATCGTCATTAATAATCCTGTTTGACCACACACACATGGGTGCGTTTGTTTTTGCAAACTTCCACTAATAGAGGACATCCAAAAAAAGAATATAAAATCTACGATCTATATTATTTAGCAAATGAGTACAACTGACAATGAATCTTTCGAGGGGACACCCCTCTTGCTTCGCCTCACCCCACTTGACCAAGAGAACTTGCTAGAAGGAAGGGAGTTGGGAGAAAAGGAGGTTGGGGGGAAACGCGCAGTGAAGTCCCCAGAACCAATTTTACAGGAATCCACTGCGCGTTTCGTCATGTTTCCGATACAGAACCAAGAAATCTGGAAAATGTACAAAAAACAGGTAGATTGTTTTTGGCGTGCGGAGGAGGTGGATTTGTCAAAGGATCTCGTTGACTGGAACAAATTAAATGAAGATGAGAAATATTTCATCTCTATGGTTCTTGCCTTTTTTGCGGCAAGCGACGGAATTGTAATGGAAAATCTGGCAACCCGCTTCATGAATGATGTGCAACTTGCCGAGGCGCGCGCGTTCTACGGATTCCAGATCGCAATTGAGAATATCCATAACGAAATGTATAGTCTGCTGATCGAGACCTATATCAAAAACAAGGAGCAAAAGCAGCGCCTGTTCACCGCAATAGAGAATTTCCCCTGTATTAAGAAAAAGGCAGATTGGGCGCGGCGCTGGATTGCCGGGTCGGAGTCTTTTGCCACGCGCCTGGTCGCGTTTGCATGTGTGGAAGGCATTTTTTTCAGCAGCAGTTTCGCAGCAATTTACTGGATTAAGAAGCGCGGTCTGATGCCGGGTCTTACATTGTCGAACGAGTTTATTAGCAGAGACGAGGCACTTCATACAGAGTTCGCGATTCTTCTGTATTCGGGATTGGCAAATAAATTGCCGGCAAAAGTGTTGACGGGGATCATAAAGGAGGCAATAGAGATTGAGAAGGAATTCATATTGGAATCGCTGCCATGCCGATTGATAGGGATGAATTCTAAGATGATGTCGCAGTACATCGAGTTTGTGGGAGACCGACTTTGCTTGCAGATGGGTGTCGAGAAGATTTATGGAAGTGCGAACCCATTTGATTTCATGGAACTCATTAGTGTAGAGACCAAATCCAACTTTTTTGAGCGCACTGTGAGCGAGTATGCTTTAGCAAACAAGGAAGTTGCGTCGGATGTGTTTAATTTGACATGCGAGTTTTAAAGGGTCCGAAGGCACTTAAACCATTAGATATGCATTTTATTATATGACATAAAATGTATAATGAGTGGATTTGGAGGACAAATGGAAGAAGAAGCAGGAAAATACAATAAAGGTGCTTCTGCTTCTGCTGCCAGTTTTGGTAAACCCCAAAATGATTGGGATAATTGGGATAGTCCAATGTATGACGGAATGCCTATAACTTTGGATCAAATTGAACTATTGCAAGGAACATTTCCTCCTGATGAAATTAAATTTTTAAAAAATATATTGACAAAAATGCAAACAGAAAACCAAATAGAAGAAATTACAATAAATGATTTGAACAATTATGTATCACAATTAGTTAGTGACTCATCGAATCCATTTGTACATAATGCTTTGGCAATTGCCAGAATAATTGCATATCTCAACATAAAAGTAATATCACAATTTTCTGAATCTGAAATTCTTAAAAATATAGAATTGACACCTTCACCATTTACAGTTATAGTAGTTGCACATGGAGATATACCTACTACAAATGGCAAAATTACTCCTGTGTATCCGCATAAACCTAATTCAAATTTACTATCAATAACCACAGAAACAGTAGCAGGTCACGGGTCGTATAACTATTTAAAACTTACTGAAATGTTGTCAAAATCATGTTTATTTCGCCCTGGAGCAATTCTAAATAAATCGAATAAAGAACAATTTAGAGAATTTTTAACAAAAAAACTTACTCCATATGTGGGTCATCTGGAACAAAAAATAATTGAAATGCAAAACAAATTATCATTGAGTAAAGAGGAACGCGAAAAATTGCATCAATATAAAAGCGATTATGAAGAAATAATAGCTATTTTATCAGGTAAAACATTTGCAACATATAGTCCTGACACTTTGGAAACATTTTTTAATACTCAATTAGACAATAAAAAACCAAACGAAACTGGATATGCAAGTTCTGGAATTAATTTTATTCCAGGAAAACTAATTGATTCAGGCATTTTAAAATTTATTATTGCGTATTTAAATATTAAAATTAAAAACAATGACCCGGACTCAGAATATTACATAAGTATAATAACGCAAATTCCAAATTTTAATCTAGATAATATTGAACATATAAATTTATTTTTTGAATCAATGATTAATGATATAGAATATCAGGACCACTTTGGATTGTGTATTTACAAAATACCTGGTGCTCAACTTGGTTCTTTAATGTTTGAAGTTGTTAAACATTATGTGTTTCGAACACATAATCCTAATATGTACCTTTTATTTTGGGTAAATTTTGAATTAGATAATCTTGCATTTAAATTGACAACTAGTTTTAATTATGATGATGTTGATAAAATATCTCATCTTGCACAATATATTAGAACACTTACTAATAGTCAACACTTATTAAAATATGCAGAATTGGCAACACTATTGCAAATATTAGGTATTTGTGGAACAATTGATGTTGTTCTACAATCGTGTTTAAATACAACAGATACAAGAGGATTGACAACACTTAGTAAACATCAACAACTGACACAATCAGAATTTGGATTAGATGATGATGACACACAAATACTAGAAGACATGAGTAAAAGCGTAAGCATAGGCGGAGGTGGAAGCGGAGGTTGGGGCGGAAGCGGATATGGAGGCGGATATGGAGGCGGAGGAGGCGGATATGGAGGAGGAGGAGGCGGATATGGAGGCAACATGGGAGGCGGATATAGAGGCGGAGGAGGCGGATATGGAGGAGGAGGAGGAGGCGGATATGGAGGCAACATGGGAGGCGGATATAGAGGCGGAGGAGGCGGATATGGAGGAGGAGGAGGAGG